AAAAGCGACAGCGTTCGAGAAGTCTCGATATTAAAACCCGTCCGAGGTGGCGGAACACTTATCGCCGATGTGGCGGCGCCATGGGCAATCTCATGCGACAACGCTGGCGTGCTTTGGGCATTCCATGATGAGAAAATCGCGAAGGAGCACGCGGAGCTTCGACAGTGGCCAATTATCGATAATTGCCCGCCGCTCCAGTCGATGCTTCCGATCAATCGGCATCGGCAGCGGACGCAGGAAATCATTTTCAATAATGGCCTGCCGTTGATATTTTGCGGACCGGCGATTTCGAATTTTCAAAGTCGCGGCTTCAAGTGGGTGATCCTCGATGAGCCGTGGGCCTATAAAACTGGAATAATGGGGCAGGCGATTGCCCGTCTTGGCGACTTTGTGAAGATGGGGAATTCGAAGCTTCTGTGTATTTCACAGGGTGGAGAAACCGAAAGTGACTGGGATAATCACGTAAAAGAACAGGTGATGCACGATTTTGCCGTTCCGTGCCTCGCTCCTTCATGTAGCCGGTATTTTTTTCCGAAATGGACAGCATGGCGGCCGGATCGCACGAGGTGGGGGGTGCTGTTCGACGCACCCCGTCAGCCAGGCGGTGGATACGATGTCGCCAAGGGGATAGCGACCTTGCGCTTTGCCTGTGAGCATTGCGGCCATGAACATTTTGATCACGAGCGCACGCGGCAGGCGTGGCGGTCTCGGGGTCGCTGGGTGTGTGAAAAGCTCGGTGCCGAAAGTCCCGAGGTCACTGATTTTCCAGAGCGAACGGCGTTCCACTGGAACGCGCTCATCGACTACCCGTGGGCTGAACTTTTGAAACAATGGCTGGCGGCGCAACGCGCGCGGCACATGGGAAATTATGAGCCACTGGTGACTTTTATCCAGAAACGTCTTGCCGAGATGGCGAGTGAGGCGACGGTTCATGATCGCGACCAGATGTTCGCCACGTTCGAGCAGTCGGCGGAATCGCTCACGTCGCCCGCTGAAAAACTTTGGCCGGGTGAGGCTATCCGCTTCATGTCGATCGATAGGCAGGGCGAGCAAACCTATTGGGTTCAAATTCGAGCGTGGGCGAAGGGAACAGGCGAAAGTCGCCGCGTGTATTTCGGGCGCGCACACAGCGAGCACGAGTTGGAGGCGTTACGGATCCGCTACGGTGTGGCGAAGAATTGCACGGTCATCGACTCGGGATTTGAGGCGAGGGGAGACGGAGGCGTTTACTCCGCCTGCATCCGCTACGGGTGGATTGCAGTCAAAGGCGACGAGAAGAAGGCGTTTTATCATCCGCAGAAAATGCAGGATGGAACGACGCAGCGCGTGCTCAAACCGTGGGCCCCGTTGACCTACGGAGATCCTGGGGTAGGCACCGCCGAGGAAGGCCGGAAACGTTGCCCTCTGATCATTTTTTCAGCGCCAACGATGGCCAGTCGCGTGCAAGGACTGATCGAGGCCGGTCATTGGGTTGAGCCCAAGGTGGCCGATGGCGCGATGGATGAAATGGAGCGTGAGTATGCGATTCAAATGACCGCCGAGTTCCAGCGTCCGCGCACAGACAAATTCACCGGCAGGCGCGTGCTCGTTTGGGTCTGTCCGTCGCGAAACAATCACGCCTTCGACTGTGCCAAAATGCAGGTGTTGGCGGCGATGCAGGCGAAACTCATCCCGGCCGGCATCGAGCTGGACGCACTGGTTCCCGAGTCGAAGCCGGCGGAAGGGGTGTAACCCGACAATCCTTGACGCGGGGGGCTTTCGGTAGATGCACCGGATTCCCGCCGACTACGTTTCCCTATTTCTTCGCACCCTGAAATGGGACGCGGAAGCGCGCGGAATCACCTTTCAAGCCGCGCTAAAAGAGGCCACGCAAGCGCGGATTACTGCGACGAGTGAAGGTCTGGCCTTGGTCGGCACTACGACCGATGGCAGCTCGGTCAACTACGCGCTGCCTTCGCCGGCGGCCGGCATGAGCCTGAGCCCCGAGACGCTGGCTCTCATGCTGGGCCGGATTTGGGACTGGGTTGATGAAATCTTGGCCGTGACACCGGACATCACCGACAACGCATTGTTCTCAGCTCTGCGCGCGCGAAACCAACCGGTCCGGTTATTCCGCACAAGTTTTTACTGGCAAATTCGATGAAAAACAAAAAACGAACGGGCGGCTTGTGGGCGCGATTCTTTGGGAAAAAGCCAGCGGCCCAGCGCGCCGCTTCTGGTAATTTCGACCTGCTGAAAGAAGCCGATTCCGTACTCAGTTCTTTCGAGCGTTATGTGCTTGAAACCTACGGTGACGACAAAACGAAAAACAAGGTTTTAGCGGGTTCCCCTAAACTCCAGCAAGCGGTGAAAGCCCGTTACGAAGCCGCATGGTGGAGTCCAAACCGCTCGTTCCTATATTCGTTTGTCCAGGACGCCGAACAGGACATGAATTTCGGCACGCAGCGCGAAATCATGCGCCGCACGCGCTGGTTTGAGAAAAACAATCCGACACTTCAAAAAATCCTCGATCTGATCGAGACGAATGTCGTTGGCACTGGTATCAACCCGACGCCCGCCTCGGAATCGGGCGAGTGGAATGCCGCCGCGCTGAAATTCTGGAATCGCTGGGTTGAGTGGGCCGACCTTGGCCAGCGCCTTCATTTTTACCAAGTCCAGGCGATCATCAGCCGGGCAGTTGCCGTCGATGGTGAAATATTCCTTCACCTCACCGAAGATCCGGAGTCGAAACGCCCGCGCGTCGAGTTGATTGAGGCACACCGTGTCACATCGGCCAACATTTCCAACGACGAGCGTTTTGCGTATCTCCATGACGCCGACGGCGTCTATATCGACAAGGCGACGGGCAAGGCTGTGGCCTACGCGGTTACGACCGCCGGATCGTCTGAAATCCGCATCATTCTCGCGAAGGACATCGTCCACATTTACGAACCGTCGAGGGTCAATCAATATCGCGGCGTTTCCCTGTTCCACGCAATCTGCAACACGCTTCACGACTTGGATGATCTCCAGACGTTCGAGATGCTGGCGGCGAAAGACGCATCCGAGAAATCGGTCATCATCAAAACCGCGACCGGTGAGGCGCCAGATTCGATCATCGGCGATGGCCAACTTTCGCCGATGCAACCCGTTTCGCCTGAAACGAAATCGGCCTATTATGTTCGCGCATTCGGTGGGAAAAATCTCGTTCTGCAAACGGGCGATGACGCCACGCAATTCGAGAGCAACCGCCCGTCACCAGCGATGCGGGATTTCTGGCAATACCTTGAGCGGAAAGTTTGCCAAGGCATCGGCATTTCCGCCGCTGCCGTTCTCGACTACGAAGGCGGATGGGGTGGGGCAGCCCTCCGCGGCGCCATCTGCTGCGATAACCGGTTTTACGAGTGCCGCACGTCCGCGCTAATTCCGGCGCTGAATCGCGTTTGGGCGTTCGCACTCGGTTGGGCTCAAAAACACCCCGAGATCGAGAAGCTGCCCGTGCTTCCCGCTGACTGGAAAAAAGTCCGCTGGCAGCCTCCGCGTCGGGCATCCGTGGACATTGGTCGAGACTCGTCCGCGCTCATCAACGAGCTTCGCGCCGGCGTGCGCACATACCGCGACGTGCTTGGCGAGCAGGGTGGCGACTGGAAAGAAGTCCTCCGCCAGCGCGCGACCGAGCAAAAATATATTCAAGACTTGGCGACCGAGCTCGACGTTCCAGTCGAGAACATCGCCGCGCTCGACAGCGGCGAAAGAAGTCAGGCGGCGGCGAGGGAAGAGCGGGTCGGAACTTGACGCGGCGGGCTTTGAGTAAATGAGCAAGCCTCAATCTCCTGCAATCCAAGTCCTCGCGTTCCTGCCTCCGCAGGTGCTGGACCTGCCCACCTGCACGACTGAGGCGCCGACGTTCATTCCTCCCTGCGAGATTGTTTGGATACCGGTCGGGGCAACCGTCATCTCCGCCGGCGGCGGCGTGGATGGCGAGGGCTTCAACGGTGAAGTCATCTGTGACGAGGCGGCGTTCAGCAACATCGCGGCGAGTTTCGCTGAAATGACGAGCGCGGGTCGCCGCGTGTGGATCGATTTCGATCACGAAGACGGTGAAGCCTCCGCGTGGGTCATCGCTTTTCGGTGGGATGCAACGCGCGGCATCATCGCAGCCGTCGAGTGGACGAACTGCGGATGCGAAGCCCTTGAGGGAAAATCGTTCTACTCGTTTTCGCCCGCATTCCTGATCGATCCAGAAACCTCCCGCCCACTGTCGCTGATTCCAGGACATGCGGCGGGCGGCCTCGTCAACGCTCCTGCCTTCGGCGCGCGCATGCCCGCCCTGATCGCCGCCCGTCTTGGCGGCCTCCCCCTTTCGCCCTCCACGGGCAAAACCGCGTCGGGCGGCTCCCCCGACAGCAAAAATACCGCTCCCACCATGTCCACTACTGCCACTTCTCCGGCTGCGGCTGCTGTCAAAGCCGCCGAAGAGCCCACCCTCAAAGATGTCATGGCCGCCATCGACGGCGTCGCCACTCGCGTCAAAGCCCTCGAAGGCGATGGCGACGCCGAAGAAAAGAAGAAAAAGAAAGACGCCGAAGAGGTCGCTGCCCGCGAGCGCGCCGCCGCTTCCGCCCCTGCCGGTTCTCCGCTGCCCGCCGTCGTGCAGGCCAAGGAAAACCAAAAGGTCGTTGTC